TTATTGATTATTAGTTTTATTGTCGTTGAGATACTTGTTGAATATATCTAAAATTTCATTAAATATTTGCTTTTTTGTTTCTGTTGATATATTACCCAGTTCATAAAAGGGTAATCCGCATAAGCTCAACATAAAACTAGCACCCATTGATGTTAAATTAAAGTTAAAATTTGTCAATAGTTTAAGCATATCTTCCTGATTGTTAACTTTGCGATATATTTGAGTTAGATTATCATTGATTGTTTGCATAATCCTGTAGTATCTATCGTGCAAGTCAAAATCGAATAAAGACAATTGCCCTATATAATCATCATCGTCTTGTTCATCATCTTGCATTTGTAATAAATTATTAATATAATTTTTTAATTCTTCATTGTTAATATTTAGTATATGTTTAAATAAATTCTCTAAATCTTCACGTTCGATTTTTTTGATAACACCTTTTTCAATATGCGAAACATATCCAGGCGATTTACCGAGTTTTTCTGATAATTTAATACCTGGTATTTTATGTTTTTTACGCTCATTTTTTATAGTATTTCTTATATTTTCAGTTAAAATTATATAATCTTTCATTTTTATCACCCATACAATATTATATTTATATTTTATAAAAATGTCAAGCAATTTATTATTAATATAAATATAATATAGCAAATATTAAAGCAAAAATCGAGATAATGAGAGATATTTAGATATATATTAAAAAAATAATAATATTATATTTATAATTAATATTGCCAATATTAATTATATAAACGTTAAAAATATAATTTTATGCTTGACAAATATTATAAGTGGATATATAATACAATTAGAGATTGATAATATATATATGAAAGGAGAATGTTTGTGCAAACTAAGAAAATCTATAATGTATATTTACAGAAAAAAATTATAACTGAAGAGATGCTAGAGTTAGCATTGTATTCAATTAACAAGCGGGCTAAAAACTGGAGAGACAAGAAGAACGAATATTATCGGAAGAACAAGGAAGCAAAAAGATGGAATAGATTTTATGAATTTGATAAATACGGCAATATTGAGAAGTGTAAGCAAAAAGAACAGGAATATTATGCACAAAAAGATTTTTTGCTTAAAACATTGTTAAAACCTGTTTGCGTGCATGTGTATTGTAAAATAAAAGTACAGCAAGTTGCCACGTAAAAGTGCAGCAGCTTGCCAAACAAATTTGAGAATATTTTACAGTAAATATTAATACAACTTTCACTGCGGTTGATTTCTATCGTCAACGGCAGGCATATTTAGCTATTCATGATTTTGATAGAAGAAAAAAAACATTGCCAGCACCCAATTAAAAATAGTACCCTTTAGTTGTCAATGCTAAGGGGGTACGGAAAGGATGCTAACAATGGCTGATATTAAGTATATCAAAGATTTATCGGATAAGAAAGGCTTATCCTTACGAGAAATTTCAAGAATAACCGGTTTTAACTTCAGAACTGTCCAGAAATATGTGGATAAGGATGATTGGTCAAAACCATTAACCAGAAAAAAGAACAGCAAAAGTGTACTTGACTCATTTGCAAAAACTATTGATGAATGGCTGGAAGCCGATTTAAAGGCACCAAGGAAACAGAGACATACAGCCAAAAGAATATATAATCGGCTTAGTAAGTTATACAAAGATGAATTTACTGTATCATATCGAACTGTTGCCAGATATGTAGCAGAAAAGAAACGAAAACTATATGGAAGCAATGAAAGCTATATCCCGCTTTATCATCCTGCCGGGGAGGCGCAGTTAGACTTTGGAATGGCAGAATTTGTGGAAAACGGGATTCGATATGAAGGCTGCTATGTGGCCATGTCTTTCCCATACAGCAATGGCGGTTACATACAGGCCTATAAGGGAACCAACATTGAATGCCTGCTCCAGGGTATGCAAAATATATTCAATCACATGGGACGAGTTCCCACCTGTATATGGTTTGATAACGATAAGGCTGTTGTAAAGAAGATATTGACTAACGGTGAGAGGGAAGTTACAGACGCATTCAACAGATTTCGACTGCATTATGGTTTTGAGAGTAATTTCTGCAATCCCGACAGTGGGCATGAAAAAGGGCATGTGGAAAACAAGGTAGGCTATTCAAGAAGAAATATGCTGGTTCCGGTGCCGGAATTCAAAGACCTTCAAGAATTTAATAAGAACCTGCTGATCGAATGTGATGAAGATATGCATCGTAAGCACTACTTAAAAGATATCCTCATTAAAACTCTGTTTGAACAGGATAAGAAAGCAATGAAACCTTTGCCAAAAGCTGAGTATGAGATCTACCGTCTTGAGAAAGTGAAGTCCGATAAATACGGGAAAGTGAACTTTGAAAACAGAAAATACTCTGCCAGTCCTGAGCATGCTCAAAGGGAGCTTTTTGTGAAAGCCAATGCTTTCAATGTCTGGATTCTTGATGATCAGTATCAGGTTGTTCAATGGCATAACCGATTATATGGAAAACAAAAAGAATCTATGAAATGGGAACCCTATCTGGTACTGATGAGTAACAGACCAAATGCCATAAAATATACCGGCTTTTTTCAGCAGTTGCCCCAAACATTGCAGGAGTACCTTTCTGGCTGTGATTACGAGCAAAAGAAAGCTACCCTAAGAATGCTGAAGAAGATGGTTGCTAACAGTGAGCTTGAAACAGCAGTGGATGCTTTTAACTACTGTGTTCAAAAAGGTATACAAGACTTGGATAGTATATGGGCCCGTTATTACAGTATGGTCTTCGCAAATGCTCCCATACCTGATATTGTTGTGAAAGATGAAATCCCTTGTCTGTCATATGAGGTGAATAACTCAATCTACGACGACCTGCTTGAGAGGGGGCTTCCTCATGCATGAACTAATTGCTGCCTACTGTAACACTCTAAAACTTGGCTCAAGAATTGCCAAGAATTATTCGCAGATTGAGGCCGAGACCCATGAGGAATTTCTTGCTAAGCTTTTGGCTATGGAAATAGAGGCCAGAGAACTCAATCGTAAAAATGCCCTGCTGAAGCAAGCGCAATTTGATGTCTTGAAAACCTTTGGAGACTTTCGGTTTGAAAAGATGAGTATACCCAATACTATCGATGTAGAAGCTATTAAAACAGCTTCTTTCGTTGACAAAAAGGAAAACCTGATTCTCTATGGATCTGTTGGGCTTGGGAAAACTCACCTGGCTACGGCAATGGGTGTGGAAGCCTGTAACCGTGGGAAAAGGGTAAGGTTTTTCCGCACATCTTCACTTGTTAATCAACTATTGGATGCCAAAGCTGAAGGAAGCCTTAAACGTTTTATGAAGCAATTGAATAAGGCAGATTTGATTATTTGCGATGAATGGGGTTTCATTCCATTTGAAAAAGAGGGAGCGCAACTTTTATTTCAGGTTATATCAGACTGTTACGAACGCAAAAGTCTAATTATTACTACTAATTTAGAATTCAGTAAATGGAACAGTATTTTCTACGATGAAAAGCTAACAAGCGCAATCATTGATAGAATTATTCATCACAGCCACTTAATTGTATTTGAAGGTTCAAGTAATCGTTTAGAGAACTCCTTGATGAAAGTACGATAAAAATTCATACCTTATATTAACAAAATTGGATTGCTTGGGTGCTGCATTTTTCTTGTCATTTTGATGCATTTCTAGTTGACAAAACACACGTGCATTGTGTAGAACAAGAAAAAACATCATACAGGCGTATTTACGATTATGAAGATGAATACTATAAGTATCACAACAAAGGATATTATGAAAACTCATACTGGGATGAAGATGAATATGAAGAAGTTCATTTTGTTGATGTGCCGGAAAACACAACAGAAAATCAATATTTTCTGTTTTATGAAACAGCTAATTATTCATTTCATATTCCTTTAACTGAAGAACAAGCAAAAAAGGAATATAGTAGTTTATCAGTAATCAAAATTGATGAACTTGAAACGAGTGGGAAAGACATAACAGAGTTGGCTTCTACACAATTTTGTAAGAAACTAATAGATTTAGTAAAGTCGAATGACTTTATTTATGTTAAAGACAATAATATAAATCTTAAAATTACAATATAAACCAGGAGGTTTTAAAAGTATGAGTAAAAAATCTATGTTACTAGAAGCTTTAGAATTAACAAGAAAAAGAGATGAAGAAATGCGTTTAAAGCAATTAGCTATGTTGGCACAGGATGATGAAAAGATAAAAGCTGAACTCAACAATAAAAATTCATAAATATTGACAACAAAACACAAACAAGGCATTATAATATTGAACCTATGACTTTTTTAGGTTGCTATTACTATACCATTTTTTTGGAGGTGATATATTTATTTTTTTACGCTATTTTCCTTATAGCTTACTTTTTTGTTGCCTTTTAGGCAATTCATTATTCATTACATAATTATACTATCGTAATGAATTATAACATGAAGGTTTTAATGCTGTCAATATTAAATTTTAAATCTTTCCTATTGCTCCAAATAAACAAGTAGGTATTTAATTGCTCATCATGGGCTTAGTTTCGTATTACTATTTTTAGCTTAAATTTAAACAAAGGGGGAATCTTTTATTTGAAGATAAAATGTATATTAGATACGAATGAATATACTCAAAAACCAGCACATTGGGAAATCAGACAAATAACAAAAGATTTAAAAAATAATATAAAAAAGTATCAAGTTGAAATAACGCTTGAAGAATTAGCAGATAGATTAATACATGGATGCACATTTAAACCTGCTTTAATGAATGGTAGTAAAAATCATAACTGGGTATCACAGCAAATTTTCGCCTTAGATTTTGATAGTAATATGATACTGATTAGTAATGTTACAGGCAAAAAAGTAGAGCGTGATGAATCAATTACTATTGAGGAGCAAGCAATAAGAGACAATTGTAGAATCAAAGATAATAGAACAACGATTGAAGAACAATTAAATAGATGCAAGGAAGTTGGAATATATCCCATATTTGGGTATAAAACCTTTTCATATTCACCTGAAAAGCAAAAATTCAGACTTATATTTTGCAGTAATGAAAAAATTACAGATATAGACCAACGGAATAAGATTCAAAGGGCTTTGATGGAAATATTTGATAAATCAGATGAAATAACATTTGATCCTACAAGATGGTTTTATGGTGGTAAAGAACTTATAAATATAGATTTTAATAATCGAATAGATTGCAACTATGTTATCGATTATTATTATAAAAATATCGTACAAGCAAGCAATTTTAATATTATGGTAAAATCCCCCCACAATAATAATAATATATATATTTATAATATTGTGGGGGGAAAAAACCCTAACAGAAATATAATAATCAATGACAATATCAAAGCCATATCTAACAGAGATGCAAAATATCTTAAACATAAATTAAATCATCCTCACATGACTTTTACTAATAATCAAGACTTTTGCGATTATATTTTCAAAGAAATTGATTTAGCTGAATTGCTGGAGATTGATAATCCAACAAGTTTTAGGTGTATACTCCATGATGATCATAATCCATCAGCAGGGATATTTAAAAATGAACAAGGATACTGGATATATAATTGTTTTGCTTGTCAGGCTAGTTACAACTTATTAGGTGTAATTGAAGTATTAGGGAAATTTAAGAGTAGACCAAAAGCCTATAAGTTTATTCGAGACATATTTAATCTTGAGATATTGGAAACAGATTGGCAGAAAGAGCAAAAAGAAATTTTATTGGAAAACTTGAAAGTGCTTAATAATGGCGAGTTAGATGTGAAATGTCCAAAAGCATATAAAAACATCAAACTTAACATTAAATACTTGGAAAAATTGCATTATATAGCATTAGATAATCTTTTGAGTGAAGAATATTCAGACGAAAACGGTAATGTAGTATTTTTCGCAAGCACAAGATATATTGCTCAACAGCTGGGGATTAGTCCAACAAGGGCAAATGAGATATCAAATAAAAATGTGCTATTCCAGTATCATAGGTTAATTAATAGACTTGATTGTAAAGACGTTCCTGAAAAACTTTTTAAACGAAGCCAGGCTATAAATATTAATAAAGGAAATCATAAGCATATAACATATTTTTCAATTCCAAGTTATAACAGCCTATTATATCCAGTAGTTGAACAACAAGCAAAAAAATGGAAAGAAAACAACTATACAATGACTGGTATTTCAAGAGAGATGTTTTATAGGGCTGAAGGTAAAGAAGTTGCTGATTGGTTATATCCTCAATTTAAACAAGTCACTGATAATAACGGAAACATAGTTGATAGGACAACATCTAAATTTAGCGATGCCATGACATTCGATATTGTTAAAATAATATATTCGCTCATCAAACAAAAAGGATATGCCACTGAGCAAGAAATCACATCTTTATTACAAAGTAAATATGGAAAAAACCGCATAGAAAAACAAATCAAGAAGTCCCTCAAAGAGATTCTTGATAGTTATGAAATAGATGGTTGCCCAATTATTAAGGTAAGGGCAAATAAAGATATAAAAAATAAACTACGAATAAAACAGGCTGGCTACCCATTTATTCTCACAATTAAATTATAACACATCAAATTGATTTTATTCAAGGAATTTCAGTAATTTAATTGGAAATGATAGGAGGAATTTATATGAATAATAATGTTTACATAATGAGCATAGAAGCAGCAGAACTTTGGGAGCATATGTACAGGAGCAAAAACTTAAAAAAAGAATATATTGGTATGTTACCTGAATCTTTAGGATTAGATAAATTGCATAATATGGGCATTAAAACATTTAACAATCGTAAACATAATAAAATGCTGACTAATGATATAATAAATGTAAAATTTAGACAAAAAGTTAAAAGTGGTAATGAAATCCTAAAAGCCATAGATAAAAAAATATTATCCCTAACTAAAAATGATGAAGAATATGGAAACCAGTTGTTAAATTATTACGATACTATCAATAAGGATATGGAGATCAACAAAGAAAAGTGGCATGAGATCAAGACTTATGATCGAGTTGTAAATAATAAAGTTATTGAGGGTTTAAGGACACGATTATATAAACAAGGATTTTTTATAATTGATAGAGTAATTGATAAAAAGACCGGAGAAGTTAAGATAGAAACAAAAACAGAGTATGTTGTGCTTTCTCGGACTTCAGCTAAAAGTAGAACTGGCCAAGTTTTATTTGTTAAAAAGTCTCTTAGGGATAAAATTATAAAATGGCAAAGATTAGGGATGGATTTAGAGAGTAGGACAGATATAGATTTTCCTGGGTTGTTAAGCGCAGAATCCTTAATATATAGTAGTATCAAAGATAAAATTGAGATTAATCCTGACAATATATTAATTGTGGATGATGTAAAATCTGTATTTACAACTCCTTGCAATGTTGTGGAAAAAGGTAATGATGAAATATTAGTTAGCAAGCCCAAAGATGATTATTTGATGGAGAATGAAATCTTTGACGGTGAAGGACTTCTGGATAGTGTGTATTTTGATAAAGCAGGCTTAAGTGATAAAGGCATGATGCTGTTAAGGCAGCACATGTTTAAATGTTGTATGTTCCATACTCATATTCAGAGATTTTTAAGAGATTACGCAAAACAACACAACATTGATTTCAATACATGGCAAATTTATAATATGTTTGGTCATCCTATGTTAGCAAAAGATGTACATTGCATTATTACACCTAGTAGCTTAAAAGCTTTAAAGTTAGCACATGTTAAGGGAAGTAAACCAAGGTTGTGGGAACATTGGAAAAAAGTAGTCAATAAAGAAGGTAACATATTTGGCATATGCAAAACTGATGAAAAGAGCAAAAGAGGATATGTTATTGATGATGGAAAAGTACATATTATGAATCAGTTGTCATATCAGATGCTGAATTCCATGCCGATAAGTTATGATGATATGAAAGTTTTAAGTCGATATGAAAGAGACTATATACAAAAGTTAAAGAATGATGATGAAACTTATATTAATTATCTATTAGATAATGTCAATGCAATTAATTGCAATGAAATGTTAGCTAGTTTATATGAGCATAACAAAAAAATTGTTTATACAAAGGTATTTAAGGACAAAAGAAAAAAAGACATACAAAATTATATTAATCATGTCAAAAAGGGAAAGATTAGGCTAAATGCAGATTATTGTACTATAATTGGAAACGGAATAGAGCTTTTATATCATGCAATAGGTCAATTGCCAGTAAAAAAAGATAGGGTATTAGACTATGAAGCCTGGAAAGATAAGATGCAGTTGCATGATAATGAGGTTTATACAACACTGCATGAGTTTGAAAAAGAGTATGTTGCATGTCGTAATCCTCATACAGCACCTAGTAATGTACTTATTGTCAAAAATAAAGATAATGAATTTATAAAGAATTATTTTAAATTTAGTGACAACATTATATATACTAATGCAATTAATTTTCCAATACAGAGAATCTTATCAGGTCAAGACATGGATAGTGATTGCTTACTTTTAATTAATAATGATGTGCTGTTATCCAATGCTAATAAATGTTATGGTAAATATAGAGTATGTGTTAATGGAGTAGATAAAGATCCAACGCCATATACAGTATGCGTTAAAGATATGGCCAAAATAGATGGTACGCTTGCTAATAGCCAAAAACAGATTGGTCGTGTAGTTAACATTGGCCAGCACTATTTATCAGCTTATTGGGATTTAATAAATAAAAAAAGTAACGATATATATAAAATGAGCAAATTGTTAGAAGCTGTAAATGTTGCAACTATACTCTCAGAAATCAGCATCGATAGTGCAAAGCGTATGTATAATGTAGATATTAACAGACAAATATGGTATTTGGAGCATAGCGAGATATTACCAGATAAAAAGCCTTTGTTTTTTAAACACATAAGCCAAAATGATAATATAAAAAATAACATTGAAAAGTATGAAACATCAATGGATTATTTACAGGAAGTAATGGACAATATAGATACAGCAGATACAAAAAAAACTATTAACTTAACTCAATTGCTAGCTGACATAGACATAAATAAAGTAAAGAAAAGACAAGTATCAAATATTATAAATATAATAAATGAAATGACAAATAGGATAAAAGAAGTTGAAGCTAATTACAAAAATAATGATGATAAAGAAAAATACAGTTTAATCGATGAATTAAGGAATGAATACATGCATAAGATAAATAAATATAAGTTAAAAGCTGAGACCATGTATGCTGTTATATACAAAGTATTTATAGGTAAAGTAAAATGCAAATATAAAACAGACTTACTTAATGCTCTCTATCAAATAGATAAAGAACTATTCTTACGAGCATTTAAGAAAAACGCCTGAAAATTTTGGGCGTTTTTTTAATTATCGTGGACATAAAAAATCTGAAACATAGTCAGGAGTAAGGCTACAAGGCTTAATTTTGGTTCCTAAATGGAAGAGAGTGTGGTGGGGCAGGTACCAACATACCCGAACAAAAGGCTATATGATACATTAATTGATATCTGATGCTAAGTAGTTACACTCTCTTCGGGTCATTTTTTCACTATATGCATACAAATACCCATTATAAGTATATTCAAAATTATATAGAATGTCAACAGTTTTTTAAAAAATTATTAAAAGGGGGAACTTATATGAAAAAAATTAGCAGGTTGTGGACTGAGTACGATATACGTAAAATATTAGCTCTTGTATTGGGTGTAAGTGCAATATTGACGTTAATAGACTATATGTTGGGAGGATAAGAGTTAAATGAATAATAAAAAAATATTTAGTGCAAACAAAGTTAGTTGGCTTCTAATTAATAATTGCAAACCTATACAAATAGGTGTTTCGGAAGATACTGGGAAAGTTTATTATAGTTTTCCTGAAAACGAAAAAGTCAATAATTTAATCAATAAGTATAAAAACCCAAATGATTATAATAGCTGGTTAATCTTTAAATTTTTGAGGACTTATAAAAAAGTTAGAGATAAAATGACTGAAGTTAAAAGCAATGCTTGTTAATGCTTATAAAAATTTTAGGTCAAAGATAGTTAAAGTCAAATGGAGGAATACATATGAAAAAGTATATTGGTGTTTACATGATAACTAATATAAAAACAGATAAAGTATATATAGGGCATTCGACTAATATCAAAAAACGATTTTCTTGGCATTTAGCCAAAATGAGGAAAGGAATACATCCGATTAAATGTTTTAATGATGTGGGTGCTGTCAAATTTGAAATATTAGAAGAATGTAGTCCAGAGGAATTGCGGGAACGTGAGGATTATTGGATAAATTATATGTCTGAACTCATTAAAGTAGTAAATAAAAACAAAGCAGGTAAAACACCTTATAACAGTGATGAGGCAAAAATAAGGAAAAGTGCCAGCCAAATCGGAAGCCGAAACGGGAATGCAAAACTCACTGAAAGTCAGGTTAAAGAAATCAAACTTATGTTAAGAAATAATTGTAGCAATAAGGAAATTGCTGAGAAATACGGGATAAGTGAAAACTATGTTAACAGAATAAAATATGGATATAGATGGAAACACGTGAGCGTTGAATAGTAGAAGTGTGAAATATACTTATTATAGCCAGACTAGAATTAATCTATTCTGGCTATATGTGATGTTATCATAATTAATTATATATGCTATTTATGCCCTGCTATCCTTTCGAGAGCAAGACCCTGACAGGAATTACTGGGTGAATTTAGTATCTTATCGTTTTGGATAAGACCTATAATGTTCACATACATGTTCTAATCGACCATTTCTGAATCTCTCATAAGCACGAACATGAACTGGTTTTCTTTGCATAAACCATCACCTCCTGTCAAAGTTGGACAGCAGGACATAATTATAATATCATACATGGAAAGGTATGTAAATAATGTTAAATTAATATTCAACTATTAATTACTACTATTGTCTAGAAAGTCCTTTTTTTTGTATAAGGTTTATGAAAGGATGGTGAAATAATGGCAAGCAGAGTCATAAAAGACAAAATAAAAAGTGAATTAAATGATAAGCAGAAATTATTTTGTGTAGAATATTTAAAAGATTTAAATGGATTGCAGGCATATAAGAGAGCCTATGGAGCAGATTTAGATGATGATACTGCAAAGGTAAATGCCAGTAAATTACTAACAAATAATAACATTAGGAAGTATATAAATGATTTAATTGAGGAATATAAAAGCGATGTTAATATAGAGGTAGCAGAAATTGTTGCTGGATTAAAAAAAATTGCATTAGATGAAAATTCACGCAATACTGATAAAATCAAAGCTTTTGAACTATTAGGAAGATGGAAGCAGATGTTCGTGGAAAAGAAAGAAATTACAGTAAACAATGAAAAATCAATGCTTACAGAAGATCAGATAGAAAAGCAACTAAAAGAATTAGGATATACAGAAGAAAAAAATTAATATGAAATAAATCTTTTATCTAAAGTATCAAAAACACTTAGATGAAACTTTTTACGTAAACCATAGTTTTTACTAAAAGAAGCTTGTTAAAATAAAAACATTATACAAAACATCAGAAATGTCTAATGTAAAAGTAGTTTTGTTGATGCTCAATCTTTATTTTAGGCGATTTAAGGTGATTACAGCCGATTAGCTTATATTATTATAATGTATTTTTGCATAAAAAAATATGCCAAAAATCAAAAACACAATCTCTTGTTTTCTTCGTTTTTCTTTAAATATCTATGCTGTTTAATTTCAAAAAATTAATTGAAAATGGCAAATTTTAGCTTGTTATTGCCATAAATAACCATATTAGTTAACATAAAAATATACATGATTATATGGAATGGGTGGGGGGTACCTTCAAATTTGGAAAAGCTGTGGCAATAAAAATCTCACAAAAAAATTTTCATATTTTTAAAATGTTTTAGGAAGGGAGGTATTATGACTGAGAAAGAACGTAAGCTGAAAATATTAGAACTCCTAAAGCAAAAGGCAATTTTACAATCACGTAGAGATTTCTGGACATTTTGTAAAACACTTGCTCCAGATTTTTACAAAGAAGAACGAACATATTTAAAAACACTATGTAATACATTGCAACAATTGTATGAAAGAAAACTAATCAATCCAAAAACAAATAAGCCATATCGTAATCTTGCATTGTCAATACCTCCTAGATTCGGTAAATCAAGAACAGTAGGATTATTTACCGCCTGGTGTTTAGGAGTAGACAAAACTAACTCTATTATGACAGCCAGTTATAATGAGTCCATAGGTACAATATTTAGCCGTAATTGCAGAGACATAATCTGTGAAGAAAAGCATGGTAATAATAAGATAATATATAGTGATATATTTCCTGACACAGTAATTAAAAAAGGCAATAGTGCCGTAAATGATTGGACTATAGAGGGTGGTTTTAATTCATATTATGGTGGTGGTTTCGGTTCATCGTTTACAGGTAGAGGTTGCTCTATATTGATAATCGATGATCCAATAAAAAACGCAGAAGAAGCCTTAAATGATAGTATCTTAGAAAAAATCTATACTCAATACACTGATACCTTGATGTCACGTGTTGAGGGTGATGGAATTACTATAATCATTCAAACACGCTGGAATAAAAAAGATTTGATAGGTATGGTATTATCTAATGACCCTGACAATTGGTATGAGCTAAAACTAAAAGCTTATGATGAAGCTACAAACAAAATGCTTTGCGAAGAAATACTAGATTATGAAAAATACTTATCATTGAAAAAATCCATGTCAGATTTAATTTTTATGGCCAATTATCAACAAATATGCATTGACATTAAAGGTGCATTATATCAAAACTTTAAATACTATGATGATGTTCCTAAAGATGATGAGGGCAATGTATTATTTGAAAATATTGTAAGTTATGTAGACACTGCTGATACTGGTAGTGACTATTTGGCTGCAATTGTTGCGGGAGTATACCAACATCAACTCTATGTTTTAGATATCGTTTATACGCAGGAACGCATGGAAGTTACTGAGGGATTAGTAACAGACATGCTATATAACAATAAAGTAAATCTATGTATCGTTGAAGCTAATAATGGTGGTAAAGGTTTTGCAAGGCGTTTACAAGATTTACTTTTAGAAAAATATAATACAAATCGTACCGTTATTAAGTGGGTACAGCAAACTAAAAACAAAAAAACAAGAATTCTTTTAAACGCTCCTTGGATTCAAGAAAATGTATTCTTCCCTAGAAATGTAAAAGACAGGTTTTCGGAGGCCTGGGAACATCTAATAACATATTCAAAAGCTGGGAAAAACAAGCATGATGATATAGAGGACTGCTTAACAGCACTTGCTGAGAATTTCGGTGATGGGTGTAAACAAATTAACAAGGCAGAGTCTATTAAAATTGCAGGGATATAAAAGTGAGGTGATTACGTGCCAACTGTAAAAGATAATATAAAAATCTGTATGGATATAACAGATGATCAGATTACTCCTGATTTAATAAATAAACTATTAAAAATGCATGAGCCTATTGTTTCTAATAGATATAAGATTTTAGATGATTACTACAGAGGAAAACATGAAATACTAAAGAGAACGATAATGGATCCTGAAAAACCAAATCATAAACCTGTTAGTAACTTTTGCTCATATATTACAGATACGTTAACTGGTTTTTTTATTGGTAAACCAGTTACATACACAAGCAATAATAAACAGTATCTAGACATTATTACTCAAATCTTTGAAGCCAATGATGAAAAAGCTGAAAATCACGACTTAGCTCATAAAGCATCAATAAAAGGACAAGCTTTTGAATTAGTTTATCTTGATGAAGATGGTAATATATGCTTTGATTGCTTAGATACAGATAGTGTGATAATGGTATATGGAAACGATATTAAAAATATGCCGGTTATGGCTATAAGGTATTATACAATACATGATTATTTTACCGATAAGGACACTACAAAGATTGACGTATATACTAAGACAAACATTTATCATTATACTAAAAATGAAAGTTCAATAATTTTTGACTCCGCAGAAAATCACTATTTTAAAGATATCCCTATAATTGAGTATCCTAATAATCGTTATAGGCGTGGAGATTTCGAAAACATTATTACATTGAATGATATGTATAATCTAAACTTAGCCGATATTGCAAATGACATAGCTTATTATAGTAACTGTTATCTAATCCTAGAAAATATGTCAGGTACAACAAAAGACGATTTAAAAGTCATAAATGAAAACAAGACAATATTAACACCTGAAAATGGAAAAGCATACTTTTTGACGAAACAACTCAATGACCAGGTTGTAAACAATCATAGAAACAATCTTGCTGAGGATATTCATAAAATCAGTTATGTGCCAGATTTGTCTAAAGAGATTAATACTAATGTTTCAGGGGCTGCGATTAGGCAACGTTTCTTCAACACATCCCAAGTTATAGTAAATAAGGAACGTAAGTTTAAAAAAGCTTTGCAAACTAGATTAAAATTGATTACAAATATCCTAAATCTAAAAGGATATAATTTCAATTATAAGGATATTGAAATTACGTTTAATCAAAACCTGCCAATAAACCTTATTGAACTTAGTGATTCTGCTAGCAAGTTTGCAGGAATTGTATCCAGAAAAACATTATTAAGTAATTTGCCATTCGTTGAAGATGTAGACGCAGAAATGGAGCAAATCAGAAAAGAACAATCTGAAACTATTAATCTTGACTTAATCCCTGATGCTAATACTGGCGGTGTTTATAATGAATAATCTTGAATATTGGCAGAATCGTCAAGCAAAGTTATTGCATAGCATCTACAATAAGCAGGAAAAAAGCACATTAGTATTTTTGCGGGAATATAAAACTGCATTAAAAGACTTACAATCTGTTGTTGATGAATTATTTAGGAAGTACTCTGAAAAAGGCGAACTATCCATGACTGAAATCTATAAATATAATCGGTACAATAATTTGATTAATAACATCAAAGATATAATTTCTACTTTGGGCAAAAAAGAAAAATCATACGTGCAAAAATCCTTATTAGATAGCTATGTTGAAGCAGCATTAAAAACAGGCGATTTGATTACTAAGTTTAACGATAAAGAAATTGTTACAGTTGATTTTAGCATTGTACCTAAAGCACAAATAGAAAGAAGTATTAATTATCCTTGGTCTGGTGCTGATTATAGCTCACGTATCTGGGATAACAAAACAAAACTTGTAAAAAATTTGAAAGAAACTGTAACTCAGGGGATTGTACAGGGCAAATCTAATAGTCAGATGGCAAACGAATTAAAGGATGTTATGGGTAAAGGTGCATATGATTGTAGGCGTTTAGTTAGGACTGAAACAATGCATATAGTTAATTCTGCTACCTATGACACTTACAAACGAGCAGGAATGGAAAAAGTTGAACTAATAGTAGCTGAAGATGAGCGGCTATGCGATGAATGTAGCGAAGCAGCAGGGGTTTATGACATTGATAAAGCTCCAATATTGCCGATTCATGCGAATTGTAGATGTACAATAGTACCTTATTTCGAGTAATAAGGTACTATTTATTTATATTGTCTTTTTTACTTATTGTTAGACGTTAAAGAAACAATATGGATTAAATCAAGTTGACGAACTATAAACGGTAGGAGGTTATAAATTATGAAAAATTGGATGAAGATTGATTTACAGCATTTTGCTGGTGATGATAATACAGATAACAGCTTGAAGGTATCCCCAACTTACGGATACCTTAATAATTCTGATAATACAAATACTGAAAATCAGTTTAACAAAGACAATAGCAGTAAAGATAACAAGGATAACAAAGATTCAAATGTTCTGACTATTACACAGGAAGAACTAGATAAGATTATCACAAAACGTTTAGAAAGAGAACGTAAAAAAGCTGAAGAAGAAAAAGCCGAAGCTGAAAGACTTGCTAAAATGTCAGCAGAGGAAAGGGCTAGAGAAGAATTTAGAAAGGAAAAAGAGAAATTTGAACTAGAAAGAAAGCAATATCAAAGGGAAAAGCTTGAATTACAGATTACAAAAGAATTAGCAGCAAAAGATTTACCGACTGAATTCGCTCCATATTTGCTTGCTGATGATGCAGATACTTGTATGTCAAATATTAAGACATTTGAGTCAATGTGGCAAAAAGCCATTGAAAAAGCAGTAGATGCTAAATTAAAGGGTAATACTCCAAAGGCTGGTAATAGCAACACTCAAACAACTTACACAACAGCAGATTTAGCAAATATGAGCATTGAAGACATTAACAAAATATGGGATAAGGTCAAATAAAATTACGTTAAAAAGAAAGGAAAAGGTGATTATATTATATGTCAGTAGAAAATTTTAAAAAGAATATATGGGAAGCTAGATTGATAGCTAATTTTCACAGCGTTTCAATTGCCGATGTGATAACTACAAAACCTACTCGTGTTGATGGAGCTAAAATTATATTCAATAGAGTAGGAGCAGGCAATGTAAAAAATTACGAAGGTACAATAGCTTGGGACGAGATAACTACTACACCTGTAGAGCTTTTAATGGCACAGAAGAAATATTTCGCATTTAGTCTTGACGATGTTGATAAAGCACAATTAGTGGCTGATGTAATAGATGCAACAACAAAAGAATATGCTGACGTATTGGCTGAAACTATAGATGCTTATGTACTTAGTAAAGCAGTGGCAGGTGCCAAGTCTGCTAATAAAATAGGTTCTTCAACCACTAAAAAAGAAATAACAGCAGTTAATCAGGCATATGACTATATTGTAGACTTAGGCACAATTTTAGGTAAAAATAAAGTACCTACAACTGATAGATATGTTATAATCAATAACGATTTTCTTAACCTATTGCAGAAAGACGATAGATTTACTCGAAATCCAGATGTATTGGCTAATGGTATAGTTAACAATGCAAAGATTAATGGCATGACTATAGTGGTGAGCGAAGAAGTGCCTGCTAATAATGTGATTGCTCTGCATAAGTCTGCTGTAGGATACGGAAAGCAGATAGATGAGCTTGAAGCAATGAGATTGCAGACAAGCTTTGCTGATGGTGTACGTGGACTTTGCGTATATGACGCTGTTGCATTGAGGGATGATGCTATTGCAGTATTATATTACAATATAAATCTGAGTGGTCAAACCACATAATCAATGAGGGGTTAAATACCCCTCTTATTTATTTTGGGAGGGGTTACATGCTCGATGAAATGAAATTGATACTTGATATTAAGGATACAAGCAAAGATGATTTACTAAACTTATATCTTCAAAAAGCACAAACTAAATTTAAAAATTATTGTAATCGAGATGATATACCAGTCGAAGCGGATAGTAGTATAACAGATTATGCTATTGTTCTGTATAACAAACGGAAGTCTGAAGGTTTGCAAAGTGAAAGTTATAGCGGAGTTAATCAATCCTTTGAAACAGGTATTCCTGCTGATATAAAGTCAGAATGGAATGCATTTAGAAAGGTGAGGTTGATATAATGAGTGCTATAATTCGTAATTTTAAACCTTACACACTTCAAAAACGAACTAAAAAACAGAATAAATCAGGACAATGGGTATATGACTGGGAAGATGTCAAAACAATTGATATAGCTATATATCCTGCTAATTACACTATCTTAACAAGTGCAAATCAAAAGTATGCGGAATCTACTAATACAGGATTAACTCCTGAAAAAGATATTAAGGCAGAGATTAATAGAATTTATGTAAATGACAATGAAGTATATGAGATTACTTTTAGTAATCCTATTGGTAAATTTACACAGTTATATTTAAAACAGGTGATTTTTAATGGCTGATAATTATATAGATATAACACAAGATGCCAGCGGAGCAATTAAAGCTTTAGGGAATGCTAAGAGCAAAATTGAAGAACTGCTATTGCAGGGCATGGAAAAAGCTTTATTGATGATAGAAAGTGATGCAAAAAAGAATTGCCCTGTAGATGAAGGTAGACTAAGAGCAAGTATTACTCATGACAAAGAAGCCAAAGATGATGAAATTATTGGTAGAGTGGGCACGAATGTAGAATATGCTCCATATGTTGAGATGGGTACTGGTATATATGCACAGAATGGAGATGGTCGTAAAACTCCATGGATTTGGGAAGGTGATTCTGTCAAGTGGAAAGGCGAACATTTAACACGAGGTCAAAAACCCAAAAGGTTTTTGCAAAATGCTGTTGATTCTAACAGAGAAAAAATAGGTGAAGTTTTTAAAGAAACGATGGAGGGATTAAAGTAATGATATATGCAATTTTGGATAGATTAAAAAATGATACTGAATTAAAATCCCTTCTCAATTCTACTGATGATGATAGTAAAATATATCCACTTTTTACAACATCAAATGATACATGTTTAGTATATACCGATGCTCCTGTGACTGGTGGAGATATTAAAGAAAATCGGCTGGAAATACGCATTATTACAGATGATTATGATAAACTTAATCAGATTGAAAAATGTTTAAATAGGTTGCTTGATATCAAAGAGTATGAGCAAGGATTTAGATTTAATAATATAAGCATATTAAAATCCTCTTTATCTGGCGGTGGAACGCTTGAACATAGTGACACGAAGCAGATAGAGAGGATTTTAATATATCAAATAAAATGGAAAGAGAGGTAATTTATTTATGAACGATGAAGTAATTCTTGGTAGCGGTCAATTATATTTAATGGAATATACAGAAGATTCAATGCCTGAAGATTTAGTTATAGAAACTGAAGCTAATAGTGTTGGTAGGATTAAGGGCGGTGCAAGTTTAGAATATAAACCTACAGAATATGAAGTTACAGACGATTTTGGCGAAGTAGTAAAAAGGTTCATTACCAAAGAAGAAGTAACATTTAAATCCGGCATACTAACTTGGTCGTTGGAAAACATATCAAAACTATCTCCCGCAACTCTTACTGATGATACCACGAAACATGAAAAAGTATTAAAAATTGGTGGAGCAAAAGCTCTTAAAAATTATGTACTTAGATTTGTACATACAAAAGATGATGGTAATAAATTACGTATTACTCTGGTTGCTACGGCTGGTAATGGTTTTTCAATTAGTTTTACAGGTGATAAAGAAACTGTCATTGACGCTGAATTTAAAGCACTATCGCAAACTGATGGTACATTAGTAGAAATACGCGAAGAATATACGGCTGCATAATGGCAGCCTTTATATTTAGTTTAGGAGGATGAATAAATGGGAAAAGTTTTAGATTTATCGATGTTTTTAAACGAAACATTTGATTTAATTTTGAGTAAAGATGATATCATAAACATAAAGAAACCAAGTGAAGAATTGGCTATAAAAATCCTTGCACATCGAGAGTTAAGCGATAAAAGTGTTGGCAAAACATCTACAGACCAATTTTTGAGAATAACGAGAGATATAACAACAGCAATTTTAAATCACAATAAAAACGAAAGAGTATTTGATGACAAGTGGGTTAAAGATAATATACCTATAGATATTCAGTTTATAATAATCCAAAATTATACTGAATGGATGACACAACTTGTAAATAAAAACCCAAACTTGTAATCCCTACTGTACCTAATTTTAGCGGTAACAGTGGGGAATTAAATTTATTAGATGATATTATGTATAGCTTAAGGCTTGTTTGTAAATATACAAATATGAGTCAAGATAAAGTATTACAAATGCCACATGATATTTTTAGATTAAATTTAAAATATGCATTTATTGAGGAAAAAATGCAAACAGAAGAAGGAAGAGAATATCTAAGAAAGGCTTATAGACTACAACAAACTAAGCCAGATATGGATAAATTGAGAAAATTAAAAGGTTATAAAGCGGAACAAACACAGGGTTAGTAAATCATACTAACCCTTTTCTTGTACCTTTTTTTAAAAGAGAGGTGATAGATTTGGCTTTACTTGATTTGGGAAAACTTGGTTTTGATTTAGTTTTAAATAAATCAGGGTGGAACAAAGATTTTAAAGAAGCTGATAAGGACATTGAAGAACATCAAAGTAAATGGTCAGCAATGGCTTCAAAAATTGGTGGTGGTATCAAGACTGGAATAATTGGAGCAGTTACTGGTATTACTGCTGCGGTAACTGGTATGGCAGTTGCAGGTGCTAAATCCGCAATTGAACTGCAAGATCATATGCAAAAATTTCAAAGTGCCACCGGAATGACGTCACAAGAAGTAGACAAAGTAAAAAAAACAGTCCAGGAGCTTTATAAAGTCAATGAAGATTCCTATGAGGATATAGCTGCTACTGTAACCGCACTAAGAAATAACATGGGAATGACAGCACAAGAAATTGAAAAATATGCACAAAACTATTTAAATTATGCAAAAGTTACAGGACAAGCAAACGAAGAAGCTGTTGGAGCTATAGACGATTTGGGTGATGCATGGGGTTTAACAGCAGATGAATCAATATCTGCTATGGATAAGTTGTTGGTATTAAATCAACAATTTGGAATGAGTGTAACAGATGCACAAGCTAGTTTAACAAAAATGGCTCCTGCTGCGAAAGCTGTTGGGTTATCAATGGATGAAGCTTCTGCTTATTTAGCAATGTTTGCACAAACTGGAATAGATGCTCAAACAGCAAGCACAGCGTTTACAAAGGCTTTACAGACTGTTAAATCACCTGAAGAATTAAAGAAATTAATATCTGATATTCAAAATACAGACGATTCATTTCAGAGAGCGCAATTGGCTTCAGAACTTTTTGGAGTAAGAGCTGGCCCACAAATGGCTCAAGCTCTAGCAGAATCAGATGTTAGTATAGATAATTTTATCGAAAGCATGAATAATACGGCTGGTGCTGTAACTAATGCATCAGAGGAATACGATAAATCTCTAAAAGTGCAACTAGAGCTAATGAAAAAGCAATTTTCCGGCTTATTTGAGGAATTGGCAGAAAGACTAATGCCTATAATAAATAAACTATTAGACTGGGTAATAGCAAATATGCCACAAATTCAAGAAATCTTATCTACGGTTTTTAATACTGTGGGTGACATAATAAGTAGTTTTGTTTCTATAGTACAAGGAGTAATTGATGTCTTTGTTGACTGGCTTAATGAGAATACAGAAGTTACAAATCAGTATATAACTATGTTTAATCAATTTAAAGAGTGGTTTGTACAGATATTCGATTTATTAAAGCAGACTGTATCAACTGTTTTAGAAGCAATTAAGACTTTATGGCAAAAATATGGCGATGATATTTTAGCAGTAATAAAACCAGCATGGGATGTTATTGTTAAAACTGTAGATTTTGCAATTAAGCAAGTAAGACAAGTTTTAGATGTCGTTATAAAGTTAATCAGCGGTGATTGGAAAGGTGCTTGGGATGGTATTAAGCAATACTATCAAAATACATGGCAATATATTAAAGATATTATTCCTTCACTTTTGAATGGTATATACGCAGCATTAAAAGGTGCTTTTAATGTTTTTAAAGATATCGGAAAAGGCATGTTTAACATGATTTGGGAAGGCATGAAAGGTATTTGGTCAAGTATCTCTAACTGGATATCTGAAAAGGTTTCATGGTTGACTGATAAACTAATGTTTTGGAAAAAATCTAGTAACGAAATGAGTACTAGTACAAGTAACCATAGAATAGATGGAAGTCATGCAAGTGGTTTAGCTTATGTGCCATATGATGGTTATATTGCCGAATTGCATAAAGGTGAAGCTGTTTTGACAGCCGAAGAAAATAAAGCATATAGAACTGGTATAGGTGTAAACGAGAATAACCTTGCTAATGCAATTGTTGAGGGATTAATCAAAGCAGGAATTACAAAACCTGCAAATATTACATTAGACGGGAAACAAGTAGGTAGAGGACTAATATCTTTTATTGATACTGAATTACACAGAAAAACAAATAACGATGCCATAGGAAGGGGGATGCTAGCTACATGATACCTTATTTTGTGTTTAATAATAAAAAGTCAAGCGATTATGACATTATCATTAATGAAATGCCCCCTGAACAATATGCAGACGATGAATTTGAGTATATTGAAATTCCCGGAAGAGATGGATACTTAAGTATTAATAAAGGCAGAAAGAAACCCATTGTTAAAAACATAGTCGCTACATTGCTTAATAAAGAAAATAGAGAATTCGTAAAACGATGGTTGAGAGGAACAGGAAACTTAGTTATATCATCTCAACCTGATATATTCTATAAAGCAAAAATAACAAAGCCAGTTATATATTATGCATCTTCATCGTTTGGTAGACAGTTTGAAGTTGAATTTTTGTGTCAACCTTATGGATACTTATTTAGTGGTCTTGATACTACTACAATAACAACTAAAAATACTGTGCTTTATAATCCTACTGATGAGATAGCTAAACCACTTATTACAATATATGGTAGTGGTGCAGTTGATTTAATAATTAACAATAATATTTATAAATTCAATATTAATGGGTACGTCACTATAGATAGCGAATTAATGGAATGTTATAAAGACAATTTATTAGTAACATTTATCGGTGATTTTGTCGCTGTTCGGCCTCTTTGACCGCAATCTGCTCATTCTTTTTGACCGCTAGTTTTGCTCATTAGCCCTGTCCGCAGATGTATACGGACAGGGCATATTAACTACCAGTTCAATTCTTCCTCAACAATAAGCCTTACCACATGATCGTCTATGATTTTTTTCTGTACCTGTGCCCCATGTAAAAGGCAAGCTGTACACGCCCGGTTGATTTTTCGCGGTACTCCATGAGAATATTCATATATCTCGTCTACCGCCATATCCGTAAATATCTCCCGGCTTTCTCCTGCATACTCCAGGTGCTTTCTTATGTATTCACCGGTTCTTTGCCGATCATATGGCATCATATTATATCGGATATCTATTCGCTGGCATATTGCCTCATATATCTGCTTCTTCAGGATGTCCTTCAACTCACTCTGGCCTACCAGGATTAAACTCATTGGGTTATACGAATCCATCCTGAAGTTTAGTAAAAACCGGATTTCCTCCAGCATCTCCCTTGAAAGTAGGTGTGCCTCATCTGTGATGATTATAGGAATACGTCTCTGTATTTCAATCAGGTTGCTGATCTCTCTCGTTAGTTGTCGTTTTGCATCGCTCCTGTAGAATTTCGCTTCACATCCCAGCTGGTTCAATACTTCCCAGTAAAAATTCCTCGGTGTCAACGCCGAATCGCTTATGTACATTACCTTGTACCGGTTGCTGTCCAGCGCCCCAACAAACTTCCTTATGGCTGTGGTCTTTCCTGTACCAACATCTCCCGTTATCACTGCAAACAACCGGTTCCGGGCCGCATACTCAAGCCTGCTGCAGACCTCTTCCAGCTCCGGATTGCTATACAAATGCTTCTCCGGTATATCCCGGGTGAACGGCGTGTGCAGAAAGTTGTAGTACTGCTCAAACATTTATGTCACCGCCCTTCATGCTCCTGAAGGTTAATGCTCCGGTCTGCCGTTTTTGCCTCTTTTCATTCTCGCTCTCATATATTTTTAATAGCCGTGAATGAGTCGCCGATTTCGTTGCTGGTGTTTTTTCAACCTTTGAGCAGTATTCCCCAACCTTCAGCGGGGTTGCTGTCTTTCGGCGCTCACCATTGTACCATATCTCCAGAAGGCTCATATCAAAAGGATCATACCGCACATCCACTTTTTTGCCTATGTATTCGATTCCGGCTTCATATTCTATCCCTTGCAGCTTGAAACAGCCTGTGTTGTCAACTTTCCTTGTATCTTCCCATAAAAATGCGTCCCGGCATTCTTCAGGAGTTGCAAACCGCACCTTCTTTGGATCACTTGCATACGCCTGCGATGGAGAAACCCCTTTTAAACTGCTATGAGGCTTCCCGTTGTACCCTTCATCCAGCCATACCCGAAATTTGCGGTTAAGTTCCTCCAGGCTTTTTGCTTTCTCCAGCGATATCTCCTGGAAAAACTCTTCAACTGTGGCATTGAACCTCTCAATCTTGCCTTTGCTCTCCGGAGAATACGCCTTTGTGTTCATGTGACGGATTCCCAGCTTTGCACATGCTACTCTGAACCATTTCGAGATAAATACCTTGCCATTGTCAACGTATACTGCCTCCGGCTTGCCGTATTTCAATATTGCCTTGCGAAAACTGTCTTCCAATATCGGAAGCCTCTGATTGTCGTAAAATTCTGCATGACACACCAGCCTCGTCGCATCGTCAATAAATGCCACCATGTATGTCCGTTTCTTACCGCCGTCGGCAGTCGGTATGTACGGACCGTATTTGATATCTGCCTGCCACAATGTGTTCCTTCCGTTTTTGACGAACCGGCGGGCTGTCGTTCCTTCTATACGAACATTTCTGAAGTCTTTTGCACCAAAGCCCATCTTCAAAAGATGCCTGGACAAGGTGCTTCTGGAGACACTTCCTTTTTTGACAATCCCTTCGCCTTCAAGGATCTTTATGATCCTCCTGACACTTCTCTCCGGCAGTTCCTGTTTTATTTCGATTGCCCGATCTAATATTTCCTGAGATATCGCTCTTTGTTGCCCTGTATCTTTTCGTATCTTTGGTAATAGCCCTTCGTAACCATTCTCCCGGTACGCTGCAAGATACCTCCGAAGTGTCCTTTCCGAAATTCCTTCCCTCTCAAGTATCTCCTGCCGTATTCTCCGCTTTTCCGCCTCATCCAGATCCGGCTGCAATAGCGGCGATATGATCTCATGTTTCTTTAATGCTTTTTCCAATACTTCATTGTTTATCATTTCGATCCCTCCTGTGCTTTTTCCTAAAGCCTATCAGAAGGGAACTCCGGACAGCTACGCAAACTATGTGGGAATTTTCTATACAAATACTCCTGCCAGATGATTTGTTAGCCACATATTCGTTTCACCTATGGCAAGATGGCTGCTTTCTATCTGCGGCAGTAACCCAAGCAGCCGCTCAATCATGTGGAATACCTTTGTTTCTATCATCTCCAGCTCATTGACAAACTTGCCATAATACCTGTACAGTATAGCTCTTAATGCTCCTGCAGCTTGCCGCCCCCGTTGCCTGAATTCTTCTACCCACCGCCTTAATGTGGATATGCTGGCGGCAGTCTCAATCTCCTCAAGAGGTATACCGTCCTCCTGGTCCCGAAGGACCAGCTCGCTATCACAAGCCGAGTAATGCTTATACGGCCTGATGAAATCCGGTATGATTGCATGTGTCTTCCCACACTTGCTACAGATTACACGGAATATGTTAATCCATTCAATTTCCTCGCCCATATGCACATGACGTGCATATCTGTCATGAAAGGTTGTTTTCCCGCCGCATTTCGGGCATATCAACTCCAGCCTTTCCAAAAATTTTAAACAATTTCTGCGATACTCCTTAACATTCCGCCCCAGATATGCTATTATCATATTACAAATGTGTTAAAGGGCTTTGAGGGTTAGGTGCTGGAACACTTAACATATATATTCAAAGCTCTTATCATATCCTCCTTTTTTTCTTCCAGGAAGATATTAGCATACGTGCAAACGGTCACGCAACTTGAGCAACTCCGGGACATTTATCCGGGGCAGAAACAGTGATTTTCCAGAGTTTAAATCAGGAGAAAATAATATAACTTGGGAAGGCAATGTAACTAAATTAGAGGTGATACCTAGATGGCATATATAAGTGTATATGACAAAAATGAAACAGACTTTTTGCATAATGGCGTTATATTGCCTGATGCCATATCTTGTATAATCGAAGAGGAGTTAAATGGGAAGTATGAACTGGAATTACAATATCCCATTGATGAGCAAGGCAAATGGAAATACTTAGTGGAAGAAAACATAATAAAAGCTGATGGTCAGCTTTTTAGAATATATAGTATTGAAAGTAACTTAGGCTACATTACAGTTTTTTCAAGGCATATCTTTTATGATTTACTTTTTAACTTTTTGGAAGATGTAAAACTAACTAATGTCAATGGAGCAGGAGCTTTATCTTGGATATTATCTCACACTCAGTATCCACATAAGTTTACCAGTATGAGCGATGTACAGACAATTAATACACAGTATTTTGTCAGAGTAAATCCAGTTGAAGCTATATTAGGTAAAGACGGTCTTGTAAATAAATGGGGTGGAGAGATTGTAAGAGACAACTTTGTCATAAAACTTTTAAATAGTAGAGGACAAGATAAAGGTGCTCAAATTGTTTATGGCAAAAACATGCTTGGCTTAGAAGTACAACGCAATATGGATACTGTAATAACTAGGTTGATGCCTGTCGGTAGAGACGAATTACTGCTTCCTGAAAAATATGTAGATAGTCCATTAATTAATAGATATGCATTTCCCAGAGTCCAGAAAATCGAATTTGATATAGGTATTGATGATGAAACAACTGAAGAGCAAGCAATAGAATTACTTAGAGCAGCAGCAAAAAAATATTTTGAGGAAACAAAGTGTGATATACCATACATTAATATAAATGCTAATCTGTTACTGTTGGAAAATACAGAAGAATATAAGCATTTAAAAAATTTGGTTAGAGTTAACTTAGGAGATATCGTGTCTTGTACTGATAATCCTCTAAATATAACTTTTACATCAAAAGTAATCAGAGTTAAAAAGGACGTTTTGAGTAATAAAAATGTCGAAGTAGAACTTGGACATTATAAAAAAGGAATTGGAGATACAATCCAAAATGAGATTATAAACATATCCGATGAAATCAAGCATAATACATCGTATCTTGAAAGTGCTATCGAAAATGCTACAAAACTACTTACTAATGCTTTAGGAGGATATGTACTAAAAAGACCAGGAGAACTCCTAATTATGGACACAGAAGACCCTGCAACAGCGACAAAAGTATGGCGTTGGAATCTTAACGGACTTGGGTACAGCGATACAGGCATAAATGGCCCGTATAGACTGGCAATGACAATAGATGGACATATCGTTGCAGACTTTATAGACACTGGAACCCTAACAGCAGCGTTGATTAAGACAGGTATATTAAAGAGTGCTGATAACAGCAGTTGGATTAATATGGATAACGGTACATTTAATTTTAAAAATGTAGCTAAATATGAAAATGGTCAGTTTACAATCACTAGCAACCACTCAGATGGCAGTTACACTACCATAGCAGCAGATGGCATAAAAAGGCATATTGGCGATACAGCTACAGATTACCACTATTTAACTTATGTTGGCTCAGGTATGTGGGCATTCATAAATGCAGGCCTCGAAACAATGACTTTAACAGAAACTTTGCCAGATGAATTTAAAGGTAAAAATTTTAAAGTATATGTATCGGTAAAATCTTTTAAAGTTTGGGATTCACTAATCAAAACTGTTTACGTCGAAGCCGTCAACATAGATCAAGCAAATGGCAAATTTAGCGTTTACATCGAAAAAAACAATGCTGCCTTGCAAGGTAGTGTATATACGACTATCATTGAGTACCAATATATCGTCATAGCGTAAGGGGGTGAAAAGATGGCGACAATCGAAGAAAGTGAAAACAGTATGACTATTTTTTATCGAAAAGCAAATGGAGAAATAAAAGGAATAATAACAGGCATTAATGACATGTCGGCATTCGGGGACGAAGAAGCCGATTTTTCTCTAATTTGGGATTATGTTGTATTGCCTAAAGATGATTTTGTATTACAAAATCCATTTAACTTTAAAGTTAATATTGAAACTAAATCATTGGAAATTAAAGCAAATAGCTTGAATTACCCAATCGCAGAAGGGAGTTGATAAATTTGGAATATAAAATATATAGATTCAATCTGGACTTAAAATCACCCAGTTATTACGCTATACAGCCAAAACAAGGCGAAACAGGAGTAAAATTAATACCTACACTAGTAAGTGATTCATTAGGTTATAATCTTGCTGGAACAATTGTTAATGCAATCTTCCGAAAGCCTGATAATACAGTTAGCTATTTGCCTTGTGCAATTGAAGATGCAGCAAAAGGAATAGTATCTGTTGTGCTTACCAATCAAGTATTAGCTCTACCTGGAAAAGTGGATTGTGAAATACAAGTAACAGGAGATAAGGGACTAGTTAAGTCATGGACATTTAGTATATTAGTACAACAGAGTGTTGGAACTGATGAAATTGAAAGCAGTAATGAATTTGTTGCATTACAGGCTGCGCTTGAAACAGTAAATCAGTACAATAATAGAATTGTTAACCTGGAAGAAAAAGATGTTGAGCTTGAAAAAAAGATAAGTGAAGCTCAATATTCTGCTCCACAGGAAACCATCGCATCTGTAATTAGTCTACCTTCAAGTGTCGCAGAAGGGCAATTTAGCGACATGCAAGTAATAGGTAATACAAGAACGAATCCAATCATTAATACAATAGAAGCATTTCAAGTAACATTTGGCTCATCAACAGCAACAGTTGAAAATGGTTTTATGAAGTTTACTGGTGAGACAATCAGACAGCAACAATTTGCTGTGGTGCCAAATACACAATATACGCTTGGATTTGTTGCAAGAAAGGAAGGAAGTGGGAATTGCACTTACAGTATTAGAGATATAGAAAATAATGCTATTGTAACAGATAGAAATATCGATAGTGCTTCTAATCAGCAATATAAAATTACTTTTAATAGCGGAAATAATAATGCAATAAAAATACGATTATATGCAGGTATATCCACATCTTTATTTATAAAAGAAATTACTATAAATGAAGGCAGCGAATTATTGCACTATATTAATGGCACTAAATCTACAGAAAGTGTCAGAGTGCGGAGTATTGGAAAGAATTTGTTTAATAAAGATAGAGAGATAGTAAAAGGTTGGTATCTTGGGGCTGATGGAAAAGGTTATCCCGAAGCTAATTCAGTATGGAGTCGTCAATATATTCCTGTAAAACCATCTACAAATTATAAAACAAACGTTACAAATATAAATATTGTTGAATACGATTTAAACAAAAACTTTATAAAGGCGACAATTCTACATGGGGCGGTATTTACAACGTCGCCTAATTCTTACTATGTACGTTTAAGTAGATATGGATTAGGTACAGATGCTTTAGATAATGTTCAGTTTGAAGAAGGATCAGTTGCAACAGCATATGAATCTTATAAAGATGGTGGCGAAGCCTACATTGACGAAGTTGGTGGCCGCCTACCGAATGGCGTGTTCGATGAATTTAATGTCACAACAGGCGAAAAAACCCAGAGGGTCAGTGATGATTTTATAATTAACGAAAATACACAATTTGGACTTTTTACTACATCAGAACAAACAGTAAGAATTGAAATAAGTTCATTAAATCCAAAAGCAACAAATGGATGGTATTCACCGAACATTTTAATTAATAATCGTAATATGCCAGCAGTATCAGGTTATACTGCTTACAATACTGATTCTGAGGGTATGGGGATAGACGCTTCGGGTAGTTATTTATATATAAGAATATTAAAGTCAAGATTATCAACTGTAGATATTGCTGGAGTTAAAGCTTGGCTTGCTTCTAATTCTATTACAGTAAATTATCAATTAGCGACGCCTATAACGCATAAGGGGACAAGTCAAAGTTTAATAGCCTATCCGAAAGGACATCTTATAATCGAATGCGTCAAAAGGGTTACAAAGAGTTATGATAACGGCATTATAGTTGATACTCCGATCGAAACAATTGAATCTGTTACAAAAGTGGAGGATGGGGAAAGGATACCCATTGATCTATCAAAAGTTACAGTTGCCGGTAATAAATTAAGCTTTACGATTACAGGAGCGACAAAGAATGAGGTATACGAGGTAATTTATCACTATAATGGTGTATTACCGACAGTCCGGTTTAGTTACCCACAAAATGTGGCGGCGGCTATAGATGGCAACACAAAAGGAGTGGCAGCCAATAGTAAGGCTATAAATGATTTTATCAGTTATCAGAATGCAATCAATCTTCAATTCGATTTAAGATTAGTTGCACTTGAACCATAGGGGGTGTTTATATGTTTGATAGATTTGAGAGCTTTAAAAAGGCAATAGAGGATAAAAGCATTGATTATAATACATTACAACTTATGATTGATTTTCATGTGCTGAAAGGGACTTTAACAGAAGAACAAGGAAATGAATTATTTAATTTAATGTATCCTGAAGAAGAGTCTGAAGAAGTTGCAGAATAAGGGCTTGCCTAAATGACAAGTCCTTTTTTATTATTCAAAAACAAGAAAGGACTGATAAAATGGACAAATCAACACAAGTATTAACATGGATAAAACTTGTAGGTGCAACTATATGTACAGTGTTATCTAATCTGCTTGGTGGATGGGATACAGCACTTCAAGTATTATTAGTGTTTACTTTAATAGATATTATTACAGGCATACTTAAAGCTATTTACAATAAAGATTTGAGTTCAGGCATTGCATATAAGGGAGCGATAAAAAAAGTAGGTATTTATCTAATTGTTGCCGTTGCTTGTAAGTTAGATGAATATATGCAGACTAATTTTATCAGAACATTTGTTATTGGCTATTACATAGCAACAGAGGGTATAAGTATTACCGAAAACCTAGGAGTTTGTGGAGTTCCTTTACCTGCATTTGTTAAAAATATCTTGCAGCAATTAAAAGATAGTTCAGATAAGGGTAAGCAGGAGGTTAATAAAAATGTATAAATATACGGTTAATCATATTCCTTATTCTCAGTTAAGACGACCTAATATAAAAATAACTCCTGAGTATCTAACAATACATAGTACTGCAAATCTAAAAAGCACAGCAAAAAATGAAAGAGATTGGCTTACTAATCCATCTAATAACAACCAAGCAAGTTTCCACTTAGTTGTTGATGAAAATGAGGTTATTGAGTGTATTCCATTGAACGAAGTGGCATGGCATGCTGGAGATGGCAGAGGTAAGGGCAATATGGCATCAATAAGTATTGAAATATGTGAATCCGGTGATAGAGAAAAAACACTTCAAAATGCTATACAGTTAGTAGCAAAACTTTTATATGAACGAAAATGGGGTATAGATAGGGTTAAGCAACATTATGACTGGTCAGGCAAAAACTGTCCTAGGATATTAAGAGATACAGGGAGATGGCTTGAATTTATTAAAAATGTAGAAAATGAATTGAATAGGTTAAATAATCCTACACACTGGGCTGAAAAATACTGGAACTATTTAAATGATATTGGTGTAAAAATATATGATAAAAGATATGATGATGCTATGACTAGAGGAGAGGTATTTGCACTACTTGCAAGGATAAAAGGATTTAAGGAATAATGCTTGCCCCTGGGAAACTGGGGGCTTTATTTTTTACTTGCCAATTCTCACCTTACTTTCAATTCATATTAAAATTTTATATTTAAAATTCATGCAAAATATGGTATAATTGTAACCATAGAGGAAATAAAATCATGAGGGTACAGTGTTTTTTGCACGACTGGAGGTTCATTGCAAAAGTAAGTGTTTTCGACACAGGAATGCCTTGATATATGTGGATTCCCGCCGGTGTTTTAATCTTACCAAGTTGGAATTGAAACATTCTTTCTTATAGGGCTTTAGTATTTCAATGAGTTTGTTTTAATCTTACCAAGTTGGAATTGAAACATTGAAGATAATAAAATAATTTTTAGGAGGTATAAGTTTTAATCTTACCAAGTTGGAATTGAAACCGTTTAAAAGAAAGTCTTGAAAAATTATCTCAATTGTTTTAATCTTACCAAGTTGGAATTGAAACTTGGAAGTAAGGGAAAGGATCGCAGAGATAAAAAGCGTTTTAATCGAACCAAGTTGGAATTGAAACTCTATGTATCTAAAGTCTTTATCCCTACACACAAATGTTTTAATCGAACCATATTGGAATTGAGCTTGAAAAATAGCTCTTTTATTTTATGTTTGTCAATACCCACTTTGTCATGTCTTTATAAAATATTAGATCACATTCCCGGATAGCATCATTTACGATGATTTTGCAACGATATCTTTTTATGTTTTTCTGTTGTGTCTCTGTTAATTCTACAAAGGACTTTATCGTTAAAACAATAGGTTTATTATCCTCATAAATCCTCATTTTAAGTGGTATAGTTTTACCATTTTCTTGATGATAGGCTATTATTTCACATGATTTCATATAATCACTCCGAACATATGTTTGTATATTATTATAGTACATATATTCTAAATTGTAAACGGGTGCTCGTTTAAGTACCTTTTTTTATTTTGTGAAATAGGACACTTAATTAAAATCATAATATTGTAGTAATAGCAAGTTGTGAGGTTACTTATATGAAATGTAAAAAATGTAATAGTAACTTATTCATTAGTTATGATGAAAGCAGCGACAATATAATTCTAAAGTGTAATTTATGCGCAGAAATATTAGATATTAATATTTTAATGCCTTCTGAAGTATTAGCAATTATTAATCAATGTCATTATGATAATAAAATAAAGAAAAAAGCTTTAAAAGCATTCAATTCTGATAATTACATATTGACTCTTATTAAAAAACATACTTTATACAAAATTTTATCAAATAAATATTGA